TGATTAACAGCCCATGACAGGCAGACGATGATGCAGATAACCAGAGCGGAGATAATCGCGGTTACTCTGTTCATTGCTGACCCCACAAACAGATTTCACGCTCAATCTCACGACGAGTCATGAGACCTTTCCATTGCTTACCGCCAGCATATGTCCAGCGACGTAGCTGATCACATGCGCCTTTGATATCGCCCTGGTTTATTTTGCGAAGAAGCGTCGATGTTCTGAAATTGCCAGCACCCACGTTGTAAACGAATGAGTAAAGAGCGCCGCGCATTGTTTCCGGTATATCGACTTTGATGTACGGGTTAATTTGTCTGGCGACCGTGGCAAGGTCTTTATTCAGGAGGGCTTTGCATTCTGCTTCGGTATACGTTTTACCGAGAATGATGTCTTTTCCTGTATGCCCGTGACATACAGTCCATACACCAACAATATCTTTGTATGGTATGTAGCTGACACCCTCCAGACCATCGTTACCACCTGGACCAGTGATTAACACTGATGCTATAGCAATTGCTCCGCCACCAATAGCAGCAGCAACGGCTTTTCGTAATGATGGAGGCATTATTCACCTCTCGCAGCCTTGCGCTTATCTTCTTTAATCTTGAAATAAAGGTTTGTCAGGTACGTCAGCAGGCCAAATACCAGACTACCCAGCACACCTATTGCCGCCCACTGTGAGGGCGTGACTTTATCGAGCAACTGTAAAAACCAGTACCCGGCACTACCTGCTGAGGTGCCATAGGCGACACCCGTTGTTAACTTATCCATGGATTTCATAACCCCACCTCGCAGATGCGGGTGCTGTGTAATGGAAATAAAAAGGCCACCTGACGTGGCCACCAGATTATTTCCCCACCAGCTCGTTTATCTCTTTCACTGTCTGATTAAACCGCTCTGACTCAAGCTCAACACCTAAGGCCCGACGCCCCAGCGCCATTGCTGCTTTTATTGTGGAACCGGATCCCATAAAAAAATCAGCAACCAGATCACCTGGTCGACTACTGGCATTGATTATTTGCCTGAGCATATCCGCCGGTTTCTCACACGGATGTTTCCCCGGGTAGAACTGAACGGGTTTATGCATCCAGACATCGGTATAAGGCACGGAGACTGATACGGAGAAATAGCGCCGGAGAGATTTAAACTCATCCAGCAATTCAGAATATTTACGATTCAGTGAATCATAAGATGCCACCAGCTGGTGGTGTGGTTGTTCCAGTTGTTGTTCCTGAAACTTCTCTGCCGCTATACGGGAAAACAGTGCCTGTAACTTCCGATAGTCAGCCTCATTCGGCAACTGCCACTGACTGGCACCAAACCAGTGGGAAACCATATTTTTCTTACCTGTGGCTTCGGCAATTTGTTTTGCCGTTATACCCAGTTCGGCACGAGCATCCCTGAAATACGATATCAGCGGTGCCATTATGTGCTGTTTGAGTTCCCTTTCTTTTGCTGCATAGCCGTCACTTTTGCCGCGATATGGCCCCTGGTAATGTTCAGCAAACAGAACGCGCTCTGTGGCAGGAAAATATGCGCGCAGACTTTCTTTATTACACCCATTCCAACGTCCGGACGGCTTCGCCCAGATGATATGGTTAAGCACGTTGAAACGTTCACGCATCATGATCTCAATATCAGATGCCAGGCGATGCCCACAGAACAGGTAAAGGCTTCCGGCAGGTTTTAACACCCGCCAGAACTGGGCCAGACAGTGGTCCAGCCACTTAAGGTAATCTTCGTCCCCTTTCCACTGATTGTCCCAGCCGTTGGGTTTCACCTTGAAGTACGGCGGATCGGTAACAATCAGGTCAATGGAATCATCAGGCAGGGACTGAATAAAATGCAGGCAATCAGCGTTGATTAAATCAACACTGTTTATTTTTACAGTATTTTTCATGGATCAGTAAGCGTAACTCTGGTAGGCTCACTCTGCTTTTGCGCTAAAGCAGTGGGCCATGGTTCGCTTGTGACCAGTAAGCATGAGCGAATGGCTGGCAGGTGCTACCAACACCCACCAGCCGCCCATTTTCACAAATTAAAAGCCCTTCATTGCTGAAGACGTCTGTAACAGCCGAACTGGTAATCTGCCAGCCCCGCCATAACCAACTGGGTCAGTATTAACTGACAGCGTTCGCGTGAAAGGTATGTGTTTTGTGCAATCTCCCCGACTGTTGCCGGTTCGATGCTTAATTCATTAAAAACAACTTTCGCCGTTTCTGTCATATCTTGCTGTTTTAGCATGTCTTTTTCCCTTCTGGTTAACATGACATACCAATAACTCTTGTCTAAAAAGCCAGCAAGATAAAAAGTCAGTATTCACTACCACCAGCGTGTTTACCGTACTGCACCAAGTTTACAGGTACAAAAAAACCCGCTCGACGGCGGGTTTAAGCTGTGTGGCGAAGTAACCACTCTTAACAGATTACAAGAATTTTTGCGTACGCGTTAATTTTTTTGTATTTTTCTCATTACACAACATATAAACCCTATGTAAAAAATGACAGCAGAAATAGCCGTATTTAACAAGACCGCAGTAGCTTTAGCCGCAGATTCAGCTGTAACGATTTCTGGAGGCGGCAAACATAAAATCTATAATGGCGCTGAAAAGCTTTTCGCTCTCACTAAACATCATCCTGTAGGTTTGATGGTATATGGAACTGGTGATCTCTGCACAGCTCCATGGGAGCTTATCATTAAGGCTTATAGAAAGGATTTAGGCTCTAAATGTTTTGACTCTTTGGAGGAATATGCTGAGGATTTCTTCAATTATCTACAGTCAGCTAAATCAATCATCACACCAGGTATGCGTGAGGCTCATCTTTATCACTTCCTGAGCGAGATTGTATTCAGCATGCTTGTTGATGCTTTTTCTGAAGGTCTCGAACCAACATATCTCGTTAACTTCGATAAGAATCAATTTGTTACAGACCTCACGAATTATTGCAACGATCTCCTTACAAAATTATCTGATATTAATTACTTTGATGGTTTTACTCCGGATGATGAACAAGCAGCCCAAACCTATGCTTCATCAATTACCCAACGCATCATTGCTCAAAAGTTTAGTGACTTTGATTCAATATCCATAACTCCACAGTTGACAAAAGCAGTTAGTGATGTATTGGCAGCTATGATATGCAAGCAAAGTGATATTGGTTCCGTCTCTGGGATTGTGATTGCAGGTTATGGCGATAAAGACTATTACCCTAAAGTATTATCATATGAAGTTTGTGGCTTCTTTAATGATAAAATAAGGAAAACCACAGATGCTGACAAGTGCTGCATCACTCCTAATTGCGGCGTGACTCCCTTTGCGCAAGAGGATGAAGTTTCTGCTTTCATGCAAGGAGCTAGTTCACATCTTATCCAAAATCTTCATGCTGAGTATCAACGTTCTATCGGCGATTTACTTGATGGTATTGATTCAGTAATCACAGATTTGGTGCCCACTTCAGATATCGAAGGAGCCAAGGATGCTATAGTTGATGTAGTGCGCAGAACTGTTTCCGATTGCAAGGGGCGTATTGATAGCTTTGTCCGAGAAAACTATGTTGACAAAGTCGTAAATATGATCGAGTTTTTACCCAAGCAAGATTTAGCTTATATGGCTGAATCATTAGTAAATTTAACCGCTTTCAAGCGCAAGGTCTCCGATGATACTGAAACAGTGGGAGGCCCCATAGATGTTGCAATCATTTCTAAAGCTGATGGTTTTATCTGGGTTAAACGTAAGCACTATTTTGCAAAAGAACTGAACCATCACTACTTTTCACGGTCATAGCAACAAATAGACAAGGGGAACACATGTCACTTAAGCAAGCCTATGAAAGAACTCAACCCAAAAGCATCAATGATTTCTTTCAGTTGAGTACTTCTGGAAAGAGTCGACGTACTGTAACAAGCCAATCTAACTTCTTTACTAAATTGAACAAAACATTACCTGCACAATCCTAAAATGCTAAAAGCCACTACGGTGGCTTTTAGCTTTTATTTACATGCAATAACGCTCGTAATACCCTCTACAAAACCAATTGCAGTTTGTAATTCCTTTCTAATCGTGCCATCTGAACACCTTCTCTTTTTGGCAATAGTGCGTAATGAGATACCAATAACAAAGTGGGCTATGATGAGCTCATATTCCTCTGGTTTATACCTTCTCAACCGAGCCACACAACTGTCTATCATAATGCCTTCGTCATCATCACACTGAATCCGTGACTTTTTACCATGAGGTAAAAGCCCCTTGAAGCCCGCTGCTATCGGTTGCCAATCGACACCACTATTTTCTGCTGCAGCCCATGCCCCCCAGCGGTCTAAAACCTCATACATATCACGCCCCATTACTATCACCTCTAATTTCGCAAATCTTCACGCCCAGCCGACCACCAGGAACGAGCTTACCGCGCACAATATTGATTTCATCAAACTGCTCGTCGTCTATGAGAAGCCCCGCATGCGTCAGTGCATCCAGCGGTGCTTTCAGGATATTGTCCAGGTCCCGACGGCGCTTATCCGGCGGCTCTGCAGTAATTTTTATTGCCAGCCTTCCGGACAGGTTTAATTTCAGCCGCTGCTGGCGGACAATAAGTGCCACATCCCGGCGATAACGCTCACCGGCTTTTGATACAAAATATGTGCTGCCACGACGACGCCAGTAGGTGTTCACCGTCGGCGGGTAAGGCAAAACAAACTCTATACGCATCAGTAACCTCTTTTACCCGAGCACGCCGGTTGCAAAGGCGCGATCAAGAAAACGAAAAATTAAATCAATCTGGGAACCATGCTTTTCTTCGAACGCCAGCGGATCCGCATGAAGCTCGTTGTGATGCTCCCGACACAGCGGTAGCGTGAAAATATCGTGGGATTTTGTCCCTATTCCGCCCTGACCATGACCAATCAGGTGATGGGGATCGTCGGCTGGCTTATCACAACACGCACACGGCTGTGTCTTTACCCAGCGCGTATATTTCTCATTTACCCAACGGCGACGTTTAGGTCGCTTCATGAAAGATTCCGGAGACTCCGGATCAACAGCAATGCTGACCACCGTCTTTTCCTGTGGTGGATTTTGCTGGTGGGCGTGAGGCAGCGGCGCAAGATTTTTTGTGCGCTGCTTCAGTATGCTGGTGGCGGTCTGCTCTCCCGGTACGATGTCGCTTTCGCGGTACACCGAGCGAATTTTTTCCGCACGTAACCCCAGAGAACGACGTAATACTACCTCCGGTAGTGCGTCCGCCACCTGATTGCAGACAGCCCACCAGGATAATTCAGCCAGCGATAATTCCCGCTCCTGTGTGCCATTCATTGCATGGCGCATGACATCAATCATCCATGCTGACAGGTTTTGGT